CGTAGCCCAGCTTCAGGTTGTCCAGCATGGTGTAGTTCTGTTTTGCGAAGCCCTGGTACGCGTTCTGGATCATATCCATGGACGTGCCCATCTTGTTCGCATTGTCGGCCATGTCGATGATGGCCATATCCGCCACTTTGGCGGCTTCCTCAGTGTTTCCGCTGAGGGACTGGAGCAGGGACGCCGAGAAGCTCGTGACCGTGCTCATGTAGTCGTTGGCGGACATTCCCGCCGTCTGGTAGGCGCGATCAGCTGCGGCGATGACAGCGTCAGCCGTGTCGCCGAACAGCGTCTCGACGCCGCCCACATTCTGTTCGAGAGCGCCCACGCTGTCGAGGGCTGTCTTCCCGAGGTTGACCAGGCTATCGACTGCCCTGGTCATCATCTGGCCGCTGAACACGCCCAGCGCCTGCTGGGCGATGCTCGCGACCTTGCCCATCCCCGACTGTAGACCGCCGGAGTCCAGGCTTGTATCAAATTTTAGGGTTCCATCTGATGCCATGACCGTACCTCGCTACCATTCAAAAGTGCGGCAGGGTTGCCGCCGTTCATAAGTAGTTTGTTAAGGTCACTTTCGAGCTGCTGACGGTCAGCCGACTGAGGGAGCGCATAGACGCGCTTCAGATGCTCATAGTGCTGCCGCTGCTCCTTGGAGATCTTGGCCGGGATCTTCATCGTGCGGTAGCCGATGATTTTGACCAGCTGCGTGTCTTCAGGGAGCGATCTAAAGAGGGCTCGGAACTGCCACCAGTGGAGGGGATGCCGCGCCAGATCCAGGCCGTAGGCCTGCATAAACGCGGAATAAATATAATCAGCGTCGTGCTCGTAGGAGAAGGGCGGGTCCTCGTCGGCGGCGCCGGACGTTTCGCCCGTCGTCTCTGCGGGATCCGTGCCGCAGCGATAAAACCAGACCAGCTTGCCGAGTGCTTCATCGAGCACGTCATAATCGAAGACGACGCCGGGGAAATACAGGTGCAGGGCGGTCTGGAGCTTCTCCAGATCATCGAGCCCTGGGTCTTGCAGCACTTCCTCGAACAGGATCCCCGTCCGGAAGTCACTGCTGATCGGGACCATCTGGCCCGCGATCTCGACCTGTTCCGGCAGGCCGTCGATCAATAAATTCAGTGCTTTTTACCCTTGCCGTGCTTCTGAGAGACGAACTGCGCGGTCTGCATATTACGGACGGCGTTCTGCTGGCGCTGGGTGTAGCGGTTGGTGAAGTCGTTCAGGGTCTTGCGTTCTCCGGCAGCCCAGTCGCTCACCTTCTCGATGGCCTTCAGGTGCTCCATGACGTTCATCTTGCCGCCGAACAGCTTGGCAGCCGTGCCGGCGCCGAAGATCTCGTCGAAGCAGGTGTTGACCACCTCGCACTGTGCGCGGTAGTTGGCCGCAGCGGTCGGGAAGTTCTCGCTTCTTTTCTGCTGAGCCGTGTCGCGCATTTTAATCATCGCGGTCTCGAACTTCTCCATGAAGTCGGCGTCCATCAGGTCGCCTTCGAGCTTGACGTTGTTAATGATCAATTCCATTATTCTGTTTTCCTCCATTGGTCGGTGTTATTAAAAAGCACCAGCAGGCTGCACCGTTCGGCCTGCTGGTGCCTGGTCGCTCACTGCCTGATCAGGCCAGTCGCGCGGAGCCAGTTGTTGCGTTGTTTAGGACTGAGCCGCAGGAGTTGCTGCGGTGTCGTACTTGCCCTTGAAGTCGCCGGCCGTGAACTTCTTGGCCACGGTGTCGAACTTGCCCTGGATAGGATCGCCGACAGCGTGCAGCACGCCGGAGACGCTGATCTTCTCGCCGCCGGCGCCGGAGTTGTCGCTGACCTCATTGGCCACGGTGAACAGGCGGGCGGTGTATTCGGCAGCAGCCTCAGAGGGCTCGCCGACAGGGTTGAACAGCTCGACGCGGACGTACTTCAGCTGGGCGTCAGTGCCGGTCGCATGGTCGCGGCCCATCTTCCAGAGCTTGTAGATCGCCTTCTGGGAAGGGATCAGACGGGACTCATAGGAGAACTCCGTCTCGTAGCCGGTGATGTCAGTGGACGCGGTACTCTCGTTGATGTAGGTCTCGCTGTCGGTCTGTGCGTTGGGGCTCTCATCCAGAGTCGTGAAGCCGGTGCCCATGAGCTCGAAGACGCCGTCGATCTCGGCATAGTCCGCGATGGCGTTGCGAAGCAGGGCGGCACGGCTCTCGTCAAAGAGCTGGAGATTGAACTTTTTCATGTGCTTATGCCTCCTTGTGATAGATGAGTTCTAACTGGATCTGGTAGCGTGCGTTCCTCATGGACTCGTCGAACATATAGCCAGACGAGAGCACGCTGAGCTGTTCCGGGTGCATACCTTCCGGCAGCTCCGGGAAATTGCCGGCAGCCTCCTGAGCTTCGACCCAGTTGGCGAAGTCCTCGTAGAAGGTGCTGTTGGCGATGTTCTGGAGCCGGTCCATGCTGTAATACTCCCGGCTGCCGAAGTTGAACTGGTAGCGCCGGTCGGAGCTGCCGTCGATGTACGTCTCGATGATCGGGTTGAAGATCCCGGTCTCGATGGTGTACTCCTGCGGCTCGTCTCCCAGGGCGTCCACGCGGAACACTCCGGCACTGAGGAGAGGGCAGTCCTTGAAGAAGTCAGCGACGCCCTCGATGATTGACTTGACCATTTCGGGCCTCCTTTACTTGTTGACCAGCTTCAGGATCTGCGTCCTGTGTGCGGTTTTCATTCGCTCAAACCACATACCGCCACGCCTGGAGTCGTAGCTGCGGGTCTGGCTGGTGTTGTAATACTGCTTGCGGGCGTATGGTGCGATGTACTGCACCTCGCCGGAGCCGATGACGGTGCCCAGCGTGCCGGATCGCTCCAGGGCGCCGGTGCGCTTAGGGACCATCGGAGCGCAGAGCCTGAGCACTTCGCTGTCGATGATCTCCTGCTTCTTGCTGAGCACTTCGTTCATTCTCGGGGCGCAGCCGGCGTTCCAGATCAGCTCGGCCTTGCCGTTCTTTCCCTGGATGATGGCGCCCCTGGGGTTGGTGATGGGCTTAAACGCCATTATTCGCCTCCGATCCGCCAGTGCTTCACGGCGGCCGAGCCTCTGATGGTGTTGTCCGCGTACTCCTTGACGTAGATCAGCTGGCCGAGCGCCTCCATCTGCTTCTGATCGACCGGAGCCGTCAGCTCGGTCGCCATAGGCAGCACATAGTCGCCGGTCTGGAGCGTCCACGCCTTGGCGGCTGCATCCTCGTCCAGCTGGCGGAACTTCTCCGCCGGGACGTAGCTCCGGCCGTCCTGGATCTTCGCTCCCAGCGGGATCCTCAGCTTGTAGGCGAGGCTCTGGGAGTGAGCTCCGTCCGTAGAGTGGCCGGAGCTCTTGTTCTCCAGGAAGGACGCGCTGCGGATGCAGGTCGGGAAGTAGACCTCGCGCCGATCAGCGCCCAGGCGTTTGTTAAAGACTGTTATCGCAGTCTGCACATACATGGCGGCAGCCTCCCTTCAGGGATCGGCTCAGCCATCCGGTCGGCAGCAGGTAGACGCGGATCGCTTCGAGGATCTTCTTGCGGAGCAGCTCCTCAGCGGTCTGGCCATCCTGGCCCTCCGTGATGTAGGTCACGGAGTAGCCGTCGTTGGTCTCGCTTTTCACACCTGCAGCCTGGTTGCCGTTTGCGCTGGCCTGGTTGTTGTGATAATGGACGACCTCCGCCGCAGCGCAGACCGCGAGCTTGACGCGGTTGTCCTCTTTGGCGAAGATGTCCCCGTTGATATAGGTCAGGTAGCCGATGACCGCCTCCGCCTTGGCCTCGACTTTGGAGAAGTCAGCCTCGGGGATCGTGTCCCCGAAGGTCTGCTTGTAAAAATCATAGGAGACGTACATCAGGCTGCACCTCCTTTACTTAGGCGCCAGGAGTCAGAACAGCGAACGGGAAGCGCTTCGCCTTGTCCTTGGCCATGGCGTTGACAGGGTTGGGGATCTCCCAGCCCAGACGCATTACGGCACGGAGAGCGACCATGTCGTTCTGCATCAGGTTGTAGGCGATGGAGCCGTCGGTGTTCTGCACCACGCCCTCGGTGAACAGCTTGAAGGTGATGTCCTGGCGGATGCTGTAAACCAGCTGAGAGAAGTCGCCGGAGATCAGAAGGGCCTGAGCCTTGTCGAAGGAGCCGTTGCGAGGGAAGTTGATGGCAGAGCCGTCCAGGCTGTAGTTGCCAGTGTTCTGCATGGAGCTGAGGAACAGAGGACGCTCGTTGCCGTCCTTCAGGCCGCGCAGCTTCGCACGCATGGAAATGTCAGCGGCGTGGCCGGTGACGAAGTAGCCGGACTCCTCGACCTTGGAGATCACGCCGCCCTCGCCGAGCAGGTCGGTGTAGAGGTCAGCGGTCAGAGCCTTAGTGGCGCCGGCAGCGACAGCGGAAGGCACCAGGCCCTCGCGCCAGGTTGCAGGCTTGTCAGTGCCGAACAGGACAGCGGCGTCGATGACCTGGCCGAAGGCCTCCTGAAGACGAGGACGGACCTCGCCCCAGATGTCATAGTCAGCGTCGTCCAGAACTGCCTCGGGGATGGGAACGATGACCGCGATCTCCTCGGCGTAGATGACCTTCTTGTCCCAGGCCTGCTTGGTGGTCTTCTTCTGACCGGCGTCGCCGTTCACGAAGTAAGCGACAGGCAGAGCGTCCAGAACAGGCAGACGGCTCTGGGCTGCGGTCATGTTAGCCAGACGGCGGCCCATGGACAGGACGGTGGACTGGGCGATGGCGCCCTGGATGATTTCGGCCGCACGGTCGTCGGGGATCAGAGACTCCGCGCCGGAGCGGTCGATGATGTTGACGTCAGTGTCAAACAGCTGAAGATTGAAAAACTTTTTCATGTGGTTGTACCTCCATAATGTTTAGAAAGATTTCCGCGCAGCTCTGCGGATGGCGTCGTTGATGAAGGCGTTGCCCTTATCGCCGGAGCTGCCAGCTCCGGAGCCATCAGTGCCAGTTTTTACGCGGTAGGAACTGTTCCCAGTCTTATACTGCGGGTTGTCCTTCAGGAACTTGGCCGCAGCCTTGTCGAAGTCCAGCTTGCTGTCCTCTTTCATCAGGGCGTCGATCTCAGAGAGAACGAAGCGAGAGAACTCAGGACGGACTCCCAGCTGGGTGAGCTTCTGGCCATTCTTCAGAGCGGCCAGTTCAGCGCGAGCGTCGTCGCGCTCCTTGGTGATGGCGTCCACGTTGGGCCTCTGCGCTGCCTGCTGGGCCTTATAGTCTGCGATTGCCTGGTTGATCTGCTCCTCGCTGAGTCCCTGCTGCTGGAAGTAGGAAGCGAGCGCAGCCCTCTCAGCACGAGAGGCGCGGGCGTTTGCAATTTCTTCGGCCTGCTGGAAGCTGTAGCTGGCGCCGTTGTTGCCGCCATTGTTCCCGGCGTTTCCTGCCTGGCCGCCGTTGCCAGATCCGGCGTTGCCGCCCTGGCCATTGCCAGCGCCGCCCTGGCCGCCGTCGTCCAGGAGCTGAAGGTTGAAAAACTTGTGCATTGTTATTCCTCCGTTTTTGTGATGTGTCGTGAACATTCCCGCCGCATTTAGGGAGCGGCGTCTGCCCATAATAAAAGCGCCTCGCGGCGCTTAAACTATTGTAATATTTCCATAGCTGCCCTGGATCCCGTAGATCCCCAGCAGCCAGGTGTCGATCAAGGCCTTGCCGATGTCGTTCATCCTGGACCAGCTGATCCGGACGTCGCCGGGCTCGGTGGTGGCCTCGATCTGGAGGCCGGCGATCTGCCGCAGCCCCTCGATCAGTGTCAGCGTGACCGAAGACACGGCCGCGCAGATGATGTTATTGCCGGGAGGCACGCCAGCAGGCCGCTCAGCGTGCCCTGTGACGGTTATGCTGTTCTCATCGACGTGGATGTTGATCATGTGCTTGCTCCCTTCTGAGCGGCGTCCTGGGCCGCTCTGCGCTGCTTCTCGGCGCGTTCCTTCGCACGGTTGGCCGCTTTGGCTGCCTGCTCGGCTTGCCACTGCGCGTAGACCTGCGGGCTCGGTGAGATCCTGCCCGGAGTGCGTCCCGTGTAGATGCGCTCCGTCTGCTCCTCCAGGCCCATCGCCTTCGAGAAGCTGCGATACTGCTCCAGCTGGGCCTGGTACTTGCACTGGGCGATGGTGATGTCTTCCTTGTCAGCCCCTCCGGCACGAAGGAGCTGCACCTGCTCACGCCGGGCCCTCATGGCCGTCTCCATCTGCCTCTGCTTCTGGGTGGCCTCGTAGGTGGTGTACTCCTTGCCACGGAAGCGGCGCGGAGTGTTCTCCCTGGCGTTCTGCTCCTCCAGCCATTCGTCGGTGTAGAGCCGCTCGCTCACTCCGGGGATGAAGGGGTAGTAGGTGTGGCGGCAGTTCCAGCCCAGCAGGCCCGGACCGGTGCCCAGGCCGCACTTGGTCGTCAGCTGCTCCTTGGTGTAGACCTTGCCCTGCCATGCAGCGTGATCCGGACGAGCTCCGGCGTGCCATGTGACCTCGAAGTAGTCGGTCCCCAGCCGCTGGGCGTTCAGATCCGTGACGTGACCGGTGAGCTGGCCGAAGCCAGTGAGCAGAGCACGACGGGCGGCCACGTCCACGCGATTGTGCCAGCCGCTGGCGTAGTCCACGCCGTAGTCGCTGCCGCCATCGCTGAAGGCGTGGTCGGTCCGGAGCCCGGAGGCTGTCATCTGGCTGACCATACGGCGGACCAGCGTGTTGTAGTCGTAGGCGCCGTTGGCCATGCCGGTGATGGCGTCGTCCAGGTAGCCGTTGTAGACATCGGCCAGGGGCGTGAAAACTTTCCCGCCGTGGCCGTTGTCCAGCATGAAGCCGGTGCTCTTGGTGATGTTGTAGAGCTCCTCGCTGGACTGCTGCACCAGGGCGTCCGTGATTTGCTGGAGCTCGGGGTTTAACTCGTAGGGGATGAACTCCTTGCCGATCTGCTCGTAGAGGCTGCGGTCGCGGGTGTATTCCCGCTCGATGACCTCAGCGTAGAGCCGGCGGACTTCCTCCTCGTTTCCATCCACGGCCTTCCTGATCAGGTCCTCGATGTCCTGGGTGCTGTTGCCCAGGATGATGAGGCGCTGGATCTGCCAGTCGGCCGAGTCGGTGATTGTGCCGGCCTTCCGGATCCGGCGGATGATGTCGTCCATGATCGCCATCTCCAGGTCCCGGAAGCGCTTCTCGACGCCGGCGGCCAGTAGGTCGTGGTAGCTCTGATCCATTACATCAGAACGCCGGCGGACTGGTCAGGCAGCTTGCTGGCTGCGACCTCCTCCGTCTCGCCGTACCACTTCGCGCGGTACTCCGGCAGGCCCATGGCGCCCATGGCGACGTCCTTGCGGTCCTCGGCTCTTTCCGTCTGCTTGTCTTCGATGATGGAGTCGTCGAAGTCGATCACGATGTCGGTGTTCTCCACCAGCTCGCCCACGTTGGCAGCTTTGCCCAGGCGGATGATGATGCGGATCAGATCGGTGAGAGCATCCCGGAGGATGATCTCGTGCTTCTGGATCGTGCGGTACATATCGGAGTTTTCGCTGATGACCTGGGTGGCCGTAGCGACCGCGCCCTTCTCGAAGCGATAATACTGAGTGCCGAAGCCACACTTGAAGCTCAGGAGGTTGAGATCGTTGTTGATGGCGGTCTCATGCTCCTCGATCCTCAGCTCCATGTTGACCTCGTGCATGGCTTCCTTGGTGTTCTTGAAGTAGTCCTCCGGCAGCGTGTAGAAGACGCTGTCGTCCGGATCAAATACCTGGGAGCCGTTGGCGTCGGTCAGCATCTCAGGCGCCACGAAGACGCGCTTGCGGCCGAGGGTGAACTCGTTGGCATAGCTGTCGTACTCCAGGTCGATCTTGGCCAGGACGTCGATGCTGTTGGCAAAAAGCGACACGCCCATCGGATTGGTGTCGTCCTCGTCCACGTTGTTCGCGATGTTCAGCTTGTCGATGACAAACTGGGGCAGGTTGGAGCCGGTCTCGACTCTGGCAGCCAAGCCCTCGAAGTGCGGGATCTCATTCCACTCGGCAGGCGTCAGCTCACGGCCGGCGCCGGAGCTGCACTCCACGACGCTGTTCTCGATGACGTACTGGTAGCCCAGATCCTCGCCGTTCTCGTCCTGCCAGGGCTCCAGCTTGTGGTGCTGGAACTGGGCGTACTTCTTGCGGCGGTAGGTCTTGGCGAACACGAAGATGCACTCCGTGATCCTGGAGTTCTCCCATGCGGTCGGGAAGATGTTCTTCGCTACCACATAGTCGATTTTGACGTCGGCGCTGATGATGCGGCCCTGATCGTCCAGCTCCATGTTGGTCAGATAGGGCACATAGGCCACGGTGCCGCAGGCAGCCTTGCGCTCCTGGTACTCGTTGCCCTGCACGGAGAAGTTCGCAGCGTTCAGGACGCTGCCGACATACTTGGCCGTGGGTGCGTCCTTGATGGTGATGCGGACCTTCTCATTGAGCAGCAGGTCGCTGATGTCCTCGCAGATCTTCTTGGCCATGCCGAGACTCTTGCGATGGCAGCGCTCATACTGCCCGGCGCCATGATAGACGCGGTACTGGTGGAAGCGTTTGACGTTCGCCCTGTACCAGCTGTCCCACATGGTGATCTTGCTGTAGAAGGAGCTGTCGATGGTGTCGATGCCCTTCTTTTTGAAATACTCGAAAATGTTCATTTTATGACTCCTTCCGGCTCCTCCTCTTTATCCCTAACGGGCAGGTAGTTCTTGATTTTCGACCACATTCCCATGACCAGGTAGCGGATGGCGTCCATGCCATGGTCGTCCTGCTTCACGGGCTCCTCGCGGCCCCTCTCGATGCTTTTCTTGTCGTACTCATAGAGACCGAACTCCCGGACGGCGTTCTCCTGGTCTGGCGACACGGTCATCATCTTGAAGGTCAGGAGCTTCTGCACTCGGGAGATCCCCAGCGCCACGTCGTTCTCGGCGTCGCGGATCAGCACGTTGTAGCCGATGCCCCTGGTGGCCCGCTTGATCTCCTCCATCAGACCACGGGCCGAGGGGTCGATGAAGGTATAAAAATAGCTGCATGAGTAGGTCTCATGCAGCTCGTCCAGGAACTCGACGAAGTCCTTGGCGTATTCGCTCGGGCTTTTCTGCGTGCCGGACTCCCGGCCGCTGTGATAATATTCGCCCAGGCCTTCCAGCCGGTGCAGCGACTCATTGAGCCCCGCCGCCTGGTAGGTGGTGGCGTTCTGCTGGCCATAGTCCACGCCGACGCCGATGATCCGGTAGCGATCCTGCGACGGTCGGGCGATGGAAGCATCGCCGAACATATAATAGATCAATTCATCGACGCCGATGGAGAGCCCCAGCCAGAGCCAGCGCCACTGCCGCTCGTCGAGCTCCCGGAGGATCTCGGCGGACTCGATCAGCTTGGCGCCCAGCCACTCCGGAGGCACGTCCCGGTAGTCCACGTGGACGTGGATGCAGTCCGGGCGCTTCTCCATCTTCCGGCACCAGGTCACGACCGGCGCGTTGGGGTTTTTGGGCGGGTTGTAGAGGTAGAGCATCTGGAAGCCCTCGGCGTTGCCTCTGATGAAGGTCGCCTCGATGTTCTGGAGCTCGTCCTCGCCCTCGCCGTCGGTGAAGAACTCGCTGACCTCATCCAGCAGGACGATCTTGATGGGCTTGTTCTCGTCGATGATGCCCTTGGTGTCGTCTATGCTGTCGGATCCGGTGAAGTAGATGGTGTTCCCGTTGGCCTTGTAGGTGATTTCCATGGGGCTCACGGTGATCTTGAACAGCCGCTCGTCGAGGCCCAGCCTCTTGATGGCTCGCTTGATTTCCTTGTAGACCGTCTTCCGGAGCTTGTTGTGCCGCTTGCGGATGACCACGGCAGAGCAGTCCGCCTCGCTGACGATCTTATACACGACCTCGATGGCAGCCTCTGAGGACTTGGTGCCCGCTCGGCCGGAGGTCAGGATCTTGTGGGTGTGTTCCTTATCGTTGAAGACTGGCCAGAACTTCCGGATGATGAGGTCACTGATGCGGGTCGTTTGTGTCATTGATGATTACCACCTTTCCGACCTGATCCGCGCCGTCATTGATCCGGGACTTCAGCAGCTGCACACGGGCCTTCTGTTCCTCGGTGGCTGCCTCCCAGTCATTGTGCAGCATCTCGTCGTACTGCTTGATCAGGCTCCGGAGCGTGTCCATCGCCCGGGCCTGGGCCTTCATAAAGTTGGCCTGCTTGTCCCAGGCCTGCTGCACTTCCCACTTCTCGCCCCAGGACTCGGCGCCGCTGCGGTCCTCGATCTTCTCGATGGTCTTGTCTTCGGCGTCCTTGACGTAGGCGATCTTCTGGGCCCGGAGGATGGCCGTGTAGGAGAAGCGGATCTGGTCCCAGAGCAGATCCAGCGGATCGGCGTCCTGGATCTCTCCGAAGATCTCCAGCGTCTCCTCCGGTAAATACTTGGAGTAGAAGCCGAACTTCTCGGCCCTCTTGTTGCCCTTTGGTGCGGCCCTGTTTCTGTTGCCGGGCTGGCCGCCTCGTTTGCGAGCGTTCGGTTTTTCAGGTTGCGAGCGCTCGCTATCCCATTTATATGTGCACTTCCATCGTCGGACAGTTCCCTCCGGGATGTCCAGCTTCCGTGCTATTTCAATTAGTTTGAGGCCCTGCTGGTAGAGTGCAAGGGCCTCGTCTACCTTCGAGTTCCTTGCCTTGGGCATGACCTCGCCGCCTCCTTATTCGGTGTTTTGTATAGAAAGAGAGCAGGCCACTGCCTGCTCTCACAATTCCACTCTACCAGTATAACACATTCTGGTTTGCAATGTTCGCCGACTCTCTAAAAGTCGTTCAGAAGCTCGTCCTCGGCCTCCTGGATGCGTTTCTCAGCGATCTCGAAGTATTGGTCGGACAGTTCCATCCCGATGAAGCTCCGGCCGGTTTTAACGGCTGCCACGCCGGTGCTGCCGGATCCCATGAAGGCGTCCAGGACAGTGCCGCCCGGGGGACAGATGGTCAGAAGACTCTCCAGCAGCTCCACGGGCTTCTCAGTCTGATGGAAGCGCTGCTTCGGCGCCACAATGGGGACGTGGTAGACGCCCGGCATGGCCTTGGTGCCTTTGGCTGCCTTCCAGTCAATAGGCAGGTCGCCGTTGGAGCACCAGACCACGAACTCGCAGTCGTTCCGGAAGCGTCCCGGCTGGTTTCTGCTGATGCCTTTGTCCCATACGACGACGCCCCTCCACACCCAGCCGGCCATCTGCACGGCGTCCGTCATCGCGGGGAGGTTTCTCCAGTCCACGAACATCTCCAGGATCCCCCCCTCCCTGGTCTTTTGCCTCAGCTCGCTGCACACCCATCGCATGAAGGCCGTGAAGCTCCGCTGGTCCATGTTATCGCCGGAGAAGGCCGGGAGCCTGGCGGCTCCGTTGAAGTCGTTGTCGGTGTACTTGGCCGTCGTGCTGGCCTTGCGGTCGCCGGCATGAGTTCCGCCGGAGGAGTAGGGAGGATCGCAGAGGACCAGGTCCACGCTGCCAGGCTCCACCTCTTTCAGCATTGCCAGACAGTCGCCATGCAGGAGTCGTATCATCCCAGCACCTCCCCTAAATGTTCGACGCCGCTCTTGCGGTAGTAGTAGGCCCGGCGGATGCTGTAGTGGATGGTCTCAGCCACCTGAGACATCGGCGCCCGGGCGATGTAGAACTCAGTCAGGACGACCTTCTCCGTGTCGTCCTCCAGCTTCTCGATGGCGTTGCTGATCTTCAGGATCAGCTGGGCCTTCTCATGCCTCAGCTGCTCGATCTCGTGATCCAGCTCGTCAACTCTGGCCAGGACGTTGGCCATGCTGTCGGTCGGTGAGCTCTGGACGCGGTCCTTGTCATACCTGACGGCGCCCGGCAGCAGGCAGGCCCTCAGCTCGTCCCGCTGCATCTCTTTCCGTCTGATGATGATCTCCTTGCGGCGGATCTGCATCAGGAAGTCATAAGTCTCGTTTAATTCCATGGCAGCGTCACCTCCTTCGCCAGAAGATCTTCCAGGGTGACGACGATCTTGTCAGCGCCCAGGGCGAAGCCCAGCTCGCGGTTGGCGCCTCTGGAGTTCTCCCATCCGGGAAGCTGCACCAGGTAGTCAGCAGCAGACAGGAGAGCCAGATCGACCTGCATGATGCCCTCGTAGCCCATCTCCTCCACGGGGAGGGCGTGGTCGAGCTCGGCGGGGTTAATGACGACGTAGCCCAGCTCCTTCAGTGCGACGGCAGCCTCAGCGAACTGGCGCCGGTAGTTCTTGTGGCCCGTGATGGGGCCGCTTAAATATCCGATCATTTTCTTCTCCTTTCTCGGGTCTTTATTTTCAACTTGACCAGGGTCAGTCCGGTCTCAGTGAGTTCTCTCTCAGTAAATCGAAGCTGTGAGCGATGCAGCTCCAGGTTTTCGGCGTTGCTGATCAACATCAGGTTGTCGATGTCCAGATCCTCCTTGTCGCCGTTTTTGAAGCTGACCATCATGCCCTCCGGGATGGGGCCGTTGTGCTCCTCCCAGATCACTCGATGCAGGAACTCCCAGCGATCCCACTGGCTGCCGTCCATCTGCTTCTTCCGGAGAAGATAGCCGTCGGTAGTCTTCACGATGGAGCCGACTGGCAGCAGGTTGGCCGGAGTGTGACCAGGCTGGAAGCGGGTGGCCTTGGTGCGCTCGATAGCCTCCGGGCTCATGTAGTCGGTCTGCTTCTTGCCCTTTGTCCAGGGTGTGGATCCCTTTTTGAAGCGGGTGTTCAAGTTGGAGACGATGCCGTGGTTTTTCTTAAAGGCTCGGACCTTGACCGCGTCAATGGTGCCGGCACCGTAGCGCTCGTTCACCAGTTCGGCGATCTGGTAGACCGTGCGGCCCTCTGCCACGCTGCGGATGAAGTCCTCCATCCCTTCAGGATAGACCGGGCTCCAGCCCTTCGGCTTGCCGCATTTCGTCCCGGACTTCAGTCCGTGATTGTGTTTGTAGCTGTGCATCATGGTCTCGGTGAAGGCGGTGCCCATTTCCCGATTGGTCAGCTCTGCGAGCTCCTTGCAGGTGCGGCCCTCGACGTTGGCCGCGATGAACTGATGCACCTCTGGCGGGTATCTGTTAGCCATTTTTCACCTCCAGCATCGGCGGCAGCACCTCCCGGGCGTCCTTGCGGTCGTAGCCGTACTCGGCCATGTGCACCATGGTCTTGTAGGCCAGCTCCGCGTTCTGGATGATCTGGGTGGCGACTTTGGTCATGCCCTCGGCACGCCTCAGCTCCTTCTCCAGCTGGGCCTCGTCCAGATCGTCATCGTTCAGACGCTCCAGCTGTTCAAAGAGGTGGTTGTTGAGATCTGTCAGTGTGTTCTTCATTGTGTTCTCCTTTCCTTCAGTGCAGCCATCAGAGCCGCCTGGCTCATGTCTTTCTCCTGGAGGGCTCTCATGACCTGCTCGTCCACAGTGCCCTCAGCGATCAGGTGGTGGATGATGACCGGCTTGTCCTGGCCCTGCCGGTAGAGGCGGGCGTTGGCCTGCTGGTAGAGCTCCAGGCTCCAGGTGAGGCCGTACCACACGATCACATGGCCGCCTTCCTGAAGGTTGAGTCCGTAGCCCACGCTGGCCGGGTGAGCCAGGAGCACCTGGACCCTGCCGGCGTTCCACTCTGCGATGTCCTCCGGGCCGTCCAGCGTCCGGGCTCCGGGGATCGCTGCCTTGATGGCAGCCAGGTCGTGCTTGTAGCTGTAGAAGATCAGGACAGGGCTGTCGGTGGTGTCGATGATCTCCAGCAGCGCCTCCAGTTTGGCGTCATGCAGCCGGACGACGTTGCCCTCGTGGGAGTAGACGCTGCCGTTGGCGATCTGGAGGAGCTTGGTCATGACGGCGGCTGCGTTCAGAGCGACCACGTCCTCGTCGTCAATGTGAAGCAGCTGCTCGGCCTCCATGGTCTTGTACTGCTTCATCTCCTGGGGGCTCAGCTTGACCGGGATCAGGTTGTCGATCCGCTTCGGCAGTGTCAGGTAGTCGTCGGCGCTCATGCTGATGCAGATGTCGCTGATGGCCGCCTCGATCTTTTCCCGGGATCCTCGAAGGGGCTCCCACTTGAACACGACGTAGCCGTTCCGGGCTCCCGGTCTGAAGTATTTCTCGCGGTAGGCGCCCAGGGTGTGGCCCAGTCGCTCGCCACGGTCCAGCAGGTAGATCTCAGCCCAGAGATCCATGAGGCCGTTGGCTGAAGGTGTGCCGGTCAGACCGACGACTCTGGAGGCCTTCGGGATGACCTTCTTCAGCGCCCGGAAGCGCTTGGCCTGCGGGTTCTTGAAACTGGAGAGCTCGTCAATTACGACCATGTCGAAGGGCCAGCCCTGCCGACACTGTTCCACCAGCCAGACTACGTTGTCCCGGCCGATGACGTAGATGTCGGCGTCCACGGCCAGGGCCCGGCGCCGCTGCTCCGGTGATCCCAGCACCTTGCTGACACGAAGGTGGCGGAGGTGGTCCCATTTGGCGTGCTCTCTGGTCCATGTGTCCTCGGCCACTCGCTTCGGCGCGATGACCAGGACGCGGTCCACCTCGAAAAGCTCATTGATCAGGACGTCGATGGCTGTCAGAGTGATGACGGTCTTGCTAACCGAGGCCCATCTCCAGGAACAGGCCGAAGCGCTTATTGTTGACGATCCTGTCTATCGCCTTCTGCTGATATTCGTGTGGGATGAACTTCATCGGGCACCACCTCCTTGTCGTTTTCTTTGTGCCATTTGGCGTGCTCGGCTTGGCTGCTGAACACGCGAAGGTTTTCGGGTCTGTTGTCTCTCTTGTCGCCGTTGATGTGGTGGACGACTTCACCAGGGAGCAGCGGACGGCCCAGGATCTGCTCGGCCACGATCCGGTGCGTGTGCCTGCCGTTGGTTTTCCGGTAGCTGTCGGTCTGGCCGGTGTTCAGACGGCTCAGTGCCAGCTTCTGCCGGACCTCTTTGGTCATCCGGGTCGGGTTGAGTTCTGCGTTCATCTTTGCCATGTGACACTGGCGACTGCAGAAGTGCTCCTGGGATCTGGCCCAGTGGCTCGGCGGCATACTTATGGGGGCGCCGCAGTGGTCGCAATTTCCATATACCGGCATTATCCGATCACCTCCCAGATCCAGGCTCGCGCCTCCTTCATGCCTGCGATCACTGCCACGTTGCAGCCCAGCTTCCGCAGCTGCTCTATCTGCCACTTCTGGATGGCCGTGGGCTTCTCACCCTCGCGCTTCAGCTCTACAAACCATACCCGGCCACCCGGTAGG